AAAATTTTTTAAAAAATTTTTTGCATCACATTTAAGATGTTCAACATGTTTTTACCAGCTAAAACTCTGTAAATCAAGCAATACAACCTAGAGTAGTGGGACCCCTTTTTACAAAAAGGGGGGATAGGGTCGAAGCGATTAGTGATGTTTGGGATTGGTTTGGGACCCATGGCGCGTTAGCGCCATGGGTAAGAGAGTTATGCTGCCCAACGCTTTAGCGCAGCTTTTTTTATTAGGATTGCAGGACCGACAACAAAGTCATTACGACCTGTAATATAGTTGTCGTTGTCGAATGTTGCTTTCCATAATGTTGTAGCCTCTGGGTTTAAAGGTAAGCCCATTAACTTACCCTCTTCATTGATGATAAGATAGTCACCATTAGGGAAAGTAATCCCCTCAATGTAGCCACCTACAAAATCTTGAGCCGCTTTTAAACTTGGCTCATCTTTTGAGTCTTCAATGATTTTAAACTCAGATGCTTTTGTATTTATGTCTGTAGTCATATCTTGGAGAATATAGGATAGATCAAGCATTGTCAACCTTTTGTATTATTGTTTCAGTATATGGATTGCCTGCCCAATTAGTTCTTTTTTCTTTAACTACATTGATCGGAGTTTCCATAGCCTCGGTCCTTGGGTGTAGTCTAATGAATTCTTCCCAATGTGCATACAGGAAATCAGTATAACAACC